TTCTGCTAATACTTATGCGCAGAGGATCATGCAAAACACCAGCAATGGTTCTACTGCGTCTGTAGACTACATTGTTTCCAACGACCTAGGTACAGCAACCACGTACTACGGTGACTTTGGTATGAACAGTTCCACTTATACTGGAGTTGGCCCGTTCCAACTACCTAATGCGGTGTATTTGTTCTCCACAAACTCTGACCTTGTTATCGGCACGAAGACAGCGCACGAGTTGCGTTTGGTGACCAACGACAACGCGGCGGACTCGATGACAATCAGTCCTACAGGTGCTGTTGCGTTTAACGGTAACTTTGGTGTTTTAAACCAGATTTTGACCAGTACAGGAAACGTAACACCACCTGTTTGGTCTACGCCTTCTGCTATTGTGATTGGTACAGCAACTAACCTAGCTGGTGGTGTTGCTGGTGCTGTTCCATACCAGACTGCACCAAGCACAACAGGTTTCACTGCGGCTGGTATGGCTGGTCAATATCTTCAGAGTAACGGAACAGGCGCACCTACATGGACTACGCTTTCCGTTTCCGACAACTCACTTTTGTACTATTTCTTTTCGTAAGAGGACATCATGCCAACTACCCCAATCTCCGTAAGCACTGGTATTCAAGGGTTAACTAACTCACTTATTTATACCGTCCCTGTTGGCAGAACAGCCATTGTTAAAGGCGTTTCTGGTCAGAATGTACAGAGTGGTTCTGTTAGTCTTACTCTTTCTAAAGTCAATAGCGGGCAAAATTATATTGTAGCTAACGCTCAAGTAAGCACTTTTCTCGGCCCAACCGGGCAATCAGACAGATTTAATGAAAACGTATTGAACTACCCGTTAACGATGGTCGCTAACGAACAGTTAAAAATTTATACAAATTCAGCAAACAAGTACGCTTTACCCAACGTTGCTACTGGGGGGACTACAGCCGATGACGGGTCAAACTACGGGCTGTACACCAATGTGTTTGCAAACGGTATTTATATGGTCACTGGCTATTACGGTGGCGGTGCGTATGTAGCAACAAGCACTGATGCAATTACATGGACGCAAAGAACGGCGGCGGCTCCGTTTTTCTCTCAACTTAATTTACTTTCTTGCAACGGTTCTATTTGGGTTGCAACTGATAATAACAACAGCCAAGGAAGTGTTATTTACAGTTCAGACAACGGTGTTACTTGGAACGTGGCTATATTTGTTGCTGGTGCCACTAATGTTATTTCCTTAATCAACAACGGCTCTACGTTTTTGTTAAGCGCTAGTAATGGTGAAATTTATTCTTCCACTAATGGAAGCACTTGGACACAAAACACTAGCTTTGCCACCGCATCACTTACTTCGGGCGCAATATACAACCTTGGTTGGACGGGAACGTACTGGGTTGTCGGTGCTCAATACGGGGCGTTAGCAAGTACAGACCTTACAACTTGGTCTGGGTATGTCGGTGTAAATTTAAGTCGACAAGTGAACGATGTTCAAGCGACATCATACTCACTTGCATACAACAGGTATTACACAAGTAGAAATACAGCCGGCGTACCAAACATATTTTCATCTTCTAATGGGCTTTTGTGGACAACTTTATCTTCAAGCGCATTTACGCCTTTCAAAGTTAACTGCGCAGGCGCAAACACTGTGCTCATAGCTGTTGGATCAAGTGGCGGTACATCTGTCTTTAGGTCTACAGATGGCGCGACATTTGCAACAGCAACTGTCGTGAGTAGTTATGCGGGGCCAATGATGGGGATGGACAACGGTGTCTTTTTAACCATGCTTAACCAAGGCACAAATGATGCTTGTATGTTAAGTACAGACCCTACAGTATCAGTTGATACTTCTAGAGGTTCGACCCTTGCTAGTTTTATTTTAAACTCTGCCGCCGCTGACCCCGTTTCTGGTAAATGGGTTGGTGTTGGAAAGATTTCGGCTAATATTGCCTTCATTGGTGGAACTGGCCCAGCAAACATTGGATCAGCATTTAACGCGACAGGGCTTGGTTTAGCCACTTATGGGATTCCGAGTTCTGTATGTTGGTCTGCTGTAGACGGTTATTTTTATATGATAACTGACAATGGTTCAATTTTAAGATCACAGCAGTACGGTTCGGGTTGGACTTATCAAGGTAACGCTGGAGTTAGTAACGCAACTTGCTCTATTAAAGCTGTTGGTACAACCTTATACGTTGTGTCTAGCACTTTAGTTAATTATGTCTGGACATCAACGACTCTTAATGGAGGCACTTCTTGGGCAAATAATAATTATGCTTCAACCCCAAATGGTTCTTCGTATAGAAATATGGGATCGGTTGGGGCAGGGGGATATTATTCTGGGACATCACTTTCTACAAATGGAACAGACCTAGTTTGGAATAATACTCAGGGACTTACATATGTTTTAACGCCCTCTATTAGTCGTTATGGTATGCGTTTGCCATATCAAAGGACTATTGGCGCAATTCAAACGATTAATAGCAATCAGTTTATGTATGGCGGGCATGAAGGAAATCTTTATGGAAATGCGTTTGGGTATTTTACATCTACCAATCTTGCAACCACATATGGAACTTATGTCAGCATGGGTAATGTGGGGTCGTATGGTGTTGCCCCAAATAGATTTAACTATATTGGCGGTGTTTACTATTTGACCAATACGTCATCAGATAGTCAAATTTATAGCGGGACTACAGTCACAAACATTCCAAATAACGGCTTTGGACTTGGTTCTACATTTGCTGGAATCAATGTAGTTAGCCCAAGCAATGGATGGGCAATTGATGGAACTAACTTAGTTGGTACCCAGTCAAATGGCAAGTTAAATGCAGTTTGCAAAACAACCACACCAAATAATTTCTTGTACGCCGCAACAGTAACCGCGTCAATTGTTGAAATTTCTTAAAGGACAAATGATGACTACAGAAATCAATACAGGTGGCCCAGCCAACCCAATTGGCAAAGAGACTGGTATCTCAATACGAGATTACTTTGCTTCAGCAATTATGACTGGCGTGTACTCATCGGGTGCTCAAGCAACGATCACCGCTGAAGACGCATACAGAGCGGCTGACTTGATGCTAACCGCTCGTACTGCTGATCTGACACAGGAGACAACATGAAGATAGAACTTGACACTGAATTGGTAAACCAGATTCTTGGTTATCTTGGAACTCGCCCGTACCAAGAGGTTTACCAGTTGGTCCAAACAACGCAAGAAGCCGCTCGTGCGTCACTGGCACAACAGCAACCAAAAGCTGAATAACCGAAAGAGATAAATGGCCGCAGAAGCAATGACCTATGACAGCCTCGTTGAGGATGTCATTACTTACTCTGAGCGCGACGATGTTTCTTTTGTTGCGCAAATTCCTCGGTTAATTATGTTGACCGAGCAGAGCATTGCCGCCCAGATTAAAACCTTGATGCAGTTGAACGTGGTCAACACCACACTAACTGTCAACAACCCTGTAATTCAAAAACCGGCCCGTTGGCGCAAAACGACCAGCATGAAGATCAACGGTCAGCCTGTGCTTAACCGTTCCATGGACTACGTGACTCAGTTTCAAACAGAGTCAGACAACGGACAACCTCTTTACTACGGAGATTACGACTATGATCACTGGGCTCTTGCTCCAACTCCAGACGACGACTACTCGTTGCAAATTATTTATTACAGCCGCATTCAGCCGCTTGACATCACGAATCAAGAAAATCTTCTAACACGCGAGGCACCTCAGGCTTTGCTGTACGGCACCTTGCTTCAGGCACAGGGCTTTATTAAGAACGCGGACAAGCTTGCAATGTGGAAGGGCTACTACGACGAGGCCATTAACGCACTCAAAGGTGAAGATCAGAAACGCATGATCGACCGCAACGCAACAAGACAGGAACCTTAAATGCCTACATTCACCTCCCCGTTTACCGGGAACGTAATCCAGCCAACGGACGTAAGTTACGAGGCAATTGCGCTATCAGGCACGGTACAACTTTATTGGCCGCAGTACGTCAGCACCGCGGGTCAGCAGGTAAGCGCCCGTATCATTGACGTTGTGTCCGCCGCCGGTGGTATTCTTCGGCTACCAAACGCACAACAGGCCTCTGTTGGCGAAGACATTCTGTTCCGCAACCAAGGCGCTAACGCGTTCACGGTGTCTCGCTCAGACGGCACTGGCTCGTTCACCGTGCCCGTGGGTCAGGCTTACTACACGTACCTGACAGACAACACCACAGCAGTGGGTGTGTGGGGTGTTGTGGCGTTCGGTGTAGGCACGTCCTTTGCAGACGCCGCCACACTGGCAGGAAACAGCACAGCGGCCATTCTAGGCAAGCTAGAGACAACAATCGTTACCAACGAGTATTCCTCGTCTATCACCCTCTCTGACACGTCTCGCGCGCAATGTTTTGTGTGGACCGGCGGCGCGGGCTCGACCACGTTGCCTGCTGTGCCCTCGTTGTCTGAGGGCTGGTACATCTTGGTGCGTAACAACGGCACCGGCACGCTGACAATCAACACCGCGTCTGCAGGTTCTACAATCGACGGGCTGGCCAGTTTGGCCCTCCCCCTTGGTGACTCGTGCTTTATCTGCGTGAACCAAGACCCTGCCAAACAAGACTTTTTTACAGTTGGTCGTTCACGCCCCAACAGTTTGACGTTCTCTTCTGCCACGTACGACGTTGACGTGGTGGCCGGC